GCCGTTGCCAACTCTTGAATAAACACAGTGTACTCAAGCCCGCCAACAATCAAATCAGACGCTGCGGCGACTTCAGAAATTAAGACTGCCCAATCAGCTTGGGCTGAATACAGGTCAGACGCGCTGGCAGTGTCTACATACAGCCCTTCAAAAGTCGCCGCAGCAGCCGCCGCATCCGAAGCAGTTGCCGCATCTTCAAAGTACGCCGGGAACACCACCAAAGCTGAAGGCGTGTCCAGCGCAGTGACGGTCTCCGCTATAGCCGCGCTGAAATTGGATTCAGCGACAACAATATTCTCACCAACCGCAATCTCTTCCAGAATCAAGGGCGCAAACAGCGCCACCGCATTGACTGCTGTATCTGACGCCGTTACAGCTTCATCAACCGCGCTGTCATAGATTGCACCCGTCCCCGCTAGAGCAGCAAAGGGCGCGGCGGCAAATGCGGATGTACCGAACACAAGGGATTACGCAGCGTCAAGGCTGAACGTGTAGGTCACATTCAACGTGTCCCCGCTCACCACGGTACGGTCACCAGGAGACTGAAAGTCGGCTTCAGAGAACAAAACCCCCGAAGTGCCGCTGCTCACAGTACACAGGAACGCCCCGGCAACAACACCCCCAGCACCAGAAATAGTGAATGACGAAGGTGCAGCAGAGTTGGTGATGACTGAAGGATCGGCAGTGGTAGCCGTACCAAAAGTCACAGCCTTGCGTGAGCCAGCGTAGTCGGTGAACTCAGTCCATGCCTTGGAAGCCAAAGTGTCAGTAGCAGCATATGTCGTACCTGAACCGGGGCCAGTCACCAAACCGAGGAAGAACGCCGCAGTGTAGGTGCTGCCTTTGAAGTACTGGGTGTTCATGTTTTGCAGCCCCTCGTTGACCACGAGGTTGGGCATCTTGTCTTCCCATTTCAGATTGCCGTCTTTATCTAGGCACTGGACGTGGAATACACCGCCGCCACGAGCGCCGTTTTGCAGGGCCGTGCCAGCAACCAGACCCGCAGTCACGGTGTCGGTAGATTTAGCTTTTTCGTTGAACATAGGATACTCCTTAAACAAGTCGAATGAGTGCAGATGTGCTTGTGTTTGCAGGCATCGTCACGGGGAAAGTGTTGGTAGATGTTTTATTGCTGCCAAAGTCTAAGACGCACACAGCGCCATTATCTCCGGCCTTGTAAATCAATGCGCCTCGGGCTGTGATCGCGCCCGTCCAAGACGGGGATGAGAAATTGATGAACACAATGCTTCCAGCGGAGGTGGTTTCCGTGCCTATAGTAGCGGTAACAACTTGCCCCCCAGCAACGTAGTTGCCACCCGAGGCTTCCCCAGTCGTGGTGTACGCAGTGGTGGTCTCATCAAGCGTGGCTGCGTTGGTGTACAACGCCAGATAAAAGGTGTTTGACGAGAAGTTGAACGCCCCACTTGTCAGCCCTGACCGAAGAGTGTTGCAACTGTAGTTGCCCGTAAACGCCATTACACAACCCCAGTATTCTGTGGCAGTGCGGGTGTGCGGTACTGCCCACTGCGGTACGCATCACTGCGCTCAAGCCCATCGCCCAAACGTTTGGCCAATGCAAGAGCTTCCATGTACTTCTGGTTGTAGCCAGTGATGATGTCCACTTCACCCTTCATGAAGGTGTACGCCTCAACCAAAGAACCGTACAGCAACACGCTGTCAAAGTTGTCACCAAGCCATGTTTGGCCAGAAGCCGCCGTGGTGATGGAGACAGGGTAATAGTAGTAATGCAACTCAACGGAGTACACCGCATCTGGCGTGGGGCCAAGAATGAACGACAACTCGTTGGTAATTACAGGAGACGCATCGTTTGAGGTCGTTGGGCCAAACAGCGCGTAGTACTTGGGCGTTGCTGTATCGGTGGCTTTGGGATACGCCTGACGGATGAAGTTCACATCTTTGTTGAGCAAGAACTCTTGCCCATCAACAGTCTCAACCGCCAATGAAAATGTGGAAAGAAAGTCGCCGGGGCACGACAAGTACTTGTTGCCCGTAGACGTTACCCCCGTTACGTTTTTTCGCAGCGAGGGGAACTGAACCGAGTTGTATATACGTTGTTCAGCCTGCGTGATGAAAGTATTGATCTGTGTCGTGGCAGACACAGTACTCCCACTCGCAAGGTATACATCCGGAAACTGATTCTCGGTGTACGACTGAATTGTGTTGTACAACTCGGTGTAGTTCATGCCATCGGGCCTCTGGCCATCAGACCTTTAGTGGCTGCACCAGTACCACGGATTTTGATGCCGCTGGTCTTGGTGGGGGGATAGTCTTGGCTGCGTGTGTTGGCCACAGACACGTTTGCTTTACGCATCGTCTCTTTTGCTGGCTCTTCGCCAACAACCACAGTGGCCACTTTTTTGGGTACCTTGTACGTTGCCATATCAGCCTCCACGACCAGGGCTACGCTGGTTCATTACTTTGGCCATATTACGCCCATACTTGAGCATCTGGGAGTTGGTCTTGCCACCAGCAGCCATCTTTTTTGCACTGGGGTGCAGGCGTTTTTCATGCGCCATGACTTCCTTGTCGGCAATTTTCTTCACTGTCTTCGTGTCCATTTCGACTCCTTATGTCGTTGATACCGATACTGTACCCAATTGCACGCTCAAAACCAAGTTATTTGGTGTGAGGGCCGCGTCAAAAAATGATGATCCCCCCACAGGGCTCCACCCCCACTGAAAAATTCGGCTACCCGCTTCCACAGTTCCCGTGCCCGTAGGCCCAGTCCCACCGTTCACATTGATCTGCAACCCGCTTGTCCCTGACAGCACATAGCTCCGATCAGGACGGGGATTACGCAAACCCTGTGGGTCGTCTACTGGAAACTCGCCCAAGTGCAATTGTGGCTGATCTGGGTCCCAACACTCCGGGCAAACCAAGAGGTCGTAGTTACGACCCTTGATGACTTCACGCTTCAAGATTGAAAGCTTAAAACGCTGGTCACAGCGATCACACTGGGAGATCGCATTTTTGCCAGAAGCAAACCTATTCCCCATTAAGTTCCACCAATGAACTGCTGACGAGGCACAAAACGAACAGATGCTTTCTCTTGGTCTTCGCCAGCCGCTATCTGCCAAGCTTCGTCGTACTGAGACTTCAGCATGGGAATACGCTCAAAACCAGAAGGAATCTTGCCAGCAATGTAGTAGGACAAGCCCGCTGCCATACAGGGGATGAACCTGAACGGCACGTCCATGACGTTGACACCGCCGCCTGCATCTTGGGTACGGCGCAGCCTCCAGTACACGAACTGATACGTCTGGGCGTTGTCGGGGGTTGGCCAAACTGTGACCGCTGGAACTTGCGCCCAGTACACAATTGCCCCAGCAGTGTGAGCCGCCGCAGTGGTGTTTTGTTGGCCACGGAAGCAGCTATACAGGGTATTGCCTGTTATGTACCCGTAGTTGATGATCTCGCTGTCAATTTTAATGAAGCCAGATGCGGGTAAACCCGTAGCATTGCTCAACACAATCTCAGTAGACGACGAAGTAATTGTGGTGCTCAGAGTCGCGCTCACGGGCGAGTTCTGGCCATTGAACCGCTGCACCCACACTTGAATTGGGCGAGCTTGTTGAATTTTGTTGGGGATCGTAGCGTAGGTAGAAACACTGATACGGGTGATGGTCAAGTCAGCTTGCGTTGCCGCCACGTTCCCACCCGTGCGAATCACATGCTCCAGCAGATCAATGGTGTCGTCTGGCAGTGCGTAGGTGTTTTGCCCTTGAACCAAGTCAATAATGCCCGGCTCAAACGTCCACATATTGATGCCGCGACTGGCCCAATCTGCAAACATGATGTTGAGGCTACGCCGCGCTGTACGCAGGTCGTAACCCGTGCGCAACTCCGAGCCAGCACGCTCGTAGGCTTCCTCGACCAACTCTGTCAGGTCAAGGTTGAATGTTGTTGCGCCAGATGTGACTGCCATTATCTAAACCCTGCTGTTTTCTTTGCAATGTTTTTTGGTTGCGCTACGAATTGTTTTCCGGCTTTTTTACCTGCTCGCTTTGCCCGCGTTGTCGCAGCGTACTCAGCAGGGCTGAGACTTTTGATCGCAGCTTCTGGAAGGTATCGCTCACCTGTTTTGCTAGACGGTTTTCCACTTTTGGTTCTCCATTTCTGGTCTGTCCAATTTTTAAGTGACTGCTGTGGAGCTTTCAATCTCTGTAGCCCCCGCCTTTTGCCTTGTACCGCTTGGCCAGCAACTGCGCTTTTCTGGCTGACCACTGGCCTGCCGCCGTACCCTGCGTTGCTGAATTCTTGATGGAATTGAACAGCGACTTACGCATACCCGGTTTGGTGTAGTTGCCAGCAGCATTCACGCCGCCGCCCTCTTTGTACATGTCCACATCGTCAGGATTGTCCGTGCGATGGATGACCTTCTTGGTCGGCATCTTCTTGGGGTTGATTGCCCCCATCCCACGGCTGGCCATCATTTGATGATCGTCCCACGGGTTTTACCCCGCACAGCACACCCATCGGCACGAGACGAGGCAGTACCACCCGAAGCCTTTTTGACGGGCGCTGACGCACTGTCAATATCCTGGGGTGGGTTACCCTTCTCTGCCGTGTAGATACCCGCATTCTGCTTTTTATCGTAGTCTGCAAGCTCTTTAGCCGTTGGGCCACCTTGCTTGCCGCGACCTGCGCCAGCGTTAGATTCAGCCATGATTCACCTCAATACATTTTGCACTTGGTCTTGCCACGAGAGGCAACACCGTCAGCGCGTTTAGAAGCCGAAGTCACACCACCGCTAGCCATTTTCTTGACCGCGCCACCTTTTTTAAACTTAATCCCTGCCTCGCGGTTTTCGCGGTTCATACGGTCATACGGGGTCTCGTACTTAGCCTTGGGTTTGGCTTTTGACTCGTAAGTCCGGCCTTAGTTGCCGTAGTCGGGGTTAGCTGCTGGAGCGCGACGAGGAACGTAGTTCTTCATGCCTTCTTCCGAAGAGGACACCGTACTGACAGGCGGTTTACGGCGAGGAACGTAGTTCTTCATTCCTTCTTCTCGACTCACAATGTTGGGGCGAGCAGGGGCCGCAGCAGCAGAACGAGTAGGAGCGGCAGCGGGAACACCGCGAGGCCCCATATCGGCCATTGCCGTAGTATCAACCGCCGCACCACTAGCGTCGCCATACCCGAAGCTACCAGCGTCTTCTTCTGTACCTAAAGCGGCCATACGCGCCATTTCGGCTTTGCCACGGGCGTCCATGCCTTTTTCTTCGTCTTTGCCTTTTTTGTTGGCCATGTAGGCCAACCCAGCAAGGGCTGCAAGCCCAGCTAAATCTCGTCCTCGTGCCATGTCAGGCTCCTTTTAGGCTTTGCCGCCCTTTTTCATACCCAGAGGTTTGCTACCAGCCATCTTGACTTGGGTGCCTTTGGTCTTACCCTTGGCAGCAAGTCCGTCCACACTGGGAGCGGCGGTTCTAACAGAACCCATTTTTGAAGCGGCGATGCCACCAGATGCCATCTTCTTCATGCCCTTCATTTCAGACTCCTCGTGTTTAACCATTGATGCGGGTGCGCCCTTCTTTTTCATGAAGGACACTTCTTTTTTGACCATCGCTTTGGATTCTTTCATTTCGCCACCTTTGTTAAAAAGTTTGTTTTTGCCCTGATCGGTTTTGGGCTTGTTTACACCTTGCAAATCAGCACGGCTACCCGTGCCAAACTTCTTGCCTTTGTCAGCGGCGGCAAAATCTTGCCCCACACTTTGAGGAACTCCGGCCTTCTTGGCAAACGCTGGGTTGTTGGCCACCGCCGCCATGAAGTTATGTTGTTTCTTGCTAACTGAGGGCACTTCGCTGCTCCTTCATGAACATGTCGATCTTGGTTTCTAGCCTGTCCAACCTGTCCATGATTCGATTGATATCTGCGTGCAAGTCTACCTTGGTCACGTACTCTTTAGGCATTTCTTCTCGGGTCTTGTTAATCAAAATCTGAAGGCGTTTGATCTCATCGGACTTCTCTTTCAGATTCCAACCAATTAGCCCCAGAAAGGCCGTCAAAATAGCGTTCCAGATAGCCATTTCCATCAGACAAACCTACCCTTAGTTTTGCCTTTGGTGGCGATGCCATCTGCTGAGTTCACATACCCACCCTCGGCGCAATTCCAAGCCCGTAGGCTCTTGTTAATCCGACTGTTTGGGTCGTTGGCTGTCTTCTCGGATGTGAGCTTTTTCTTCATCCCAGTCATCCTTGCACAGAAAGAGTCGCGCCTGCTGCCGCCCTTGGGCTGCGGGGCTTTTAACCCCGGCTTGCCCGGATTGGCTGCGTTGTAGGAAGCCCGCCCTTTGGCGTTCAAGCCGCCCTTCTCGGATTTGCCTTCCTTGCGTTGCCATGCAGGTGACTTAGCCATAGAAAATTGTAATTTTTGCCGTTGCAGGCAGGGTTACGTGTATGTCGGAGTAGAACAAAATGCCTTCTCCGGGGATTGGCAAACCAAACGCTACCAAATTGGTAGAGATGTTGAACTGCAACCGAACAGTCCCCGATGCGCCACCATCCCTGATAATTACATCCCCTGCTGTGCCACCCGAAAGGCACTGATACCCTTTGAGGCGGTTGCGTCCAGAGACAAGTGTGCCCGTAGCTTCGGTGTGTGCCGCTTTTACGTCTGTTTGCATCGTCATAATCAAACTCCTTTTTTAACAGGGGCCGAAGCCCCTTGGGTTGATTAAGCGATACGAGAGAACACGTATGCAGTGGCGCTTGAGAACATGATGCGGAAGCAACCAATGCCAGTTACGCCAGATGGCACGGTCAACAGGCCAGCACCAGCACCAGCACCAGCGGCTGCGGCGGCAGACAAGATGCCATTAGTTGCAACAGCGATAGTCACGGTGTTTGCGCCAGCGGTGTTGTCAATGTACAGGTCCATCACGGTGCCGCGAGTTGCACTCAAGGCTGCGCCCAGCAACGTGCCGGTGGGCAACGTGATAGTTGTAGCTGCGGCTGAAGTAGATGTGATGTAGCCGGTTGCAACTTCTGCTGCGGTGGCTGTAGCCGTTGCGTTGACAGCGGCTGTTGTTGGGTGGTTTTGGTCAGTAAAAACCAGATTTGTAGTAGTTAGGTTGGTTACGCTAGTAGTAGCACCAAACGTAGCGTCAACTGTAACTGCGCCAGTTGTTGCGTTAATAGAAATGTCTTGAAAGCCGTTTTCAGAACGAACTGGGCCGCTAAAAGTCGTGTTTGCCATGATCTTTCCTTACATGCAAGTGGGGCGTATCTGTCTGCATGTCGTCAGCCGGGACTGTCAGATACACCGGGAACCCCGGAATGGAGCCAATATATCACGGTTTTTT